GGAAACGGTTACGGTGAGGACAGGCGAAGTAACGCATTAGTGGTAGATGATGCCGGAAACCTTTATATTTCGGGCGCACTTAATGCGGCGGGTGGAACAGGTATAGACCTGTCAGAATATCTGAAATCCGATGAGATATCCGACTGGGCAAAAGCCGAAAGCAAGCCTGTGTATACAGCGGAAGAAGTCGGGGCGGCAGAGAAGAATCATACACATAATATGTCAGATATTACGGATATGCCCGAATGGACGAAAACCGAGAATAAGCCTGCGTATACTGCTACCGAAGTCGGTGCGGCTACAGTATCCGAGCTTGACAGTAAGGATTATCTTAAAGCTTCAGACTTGACAGGTCAGACGGTAGACTTGAACACGCTGATGTTAAATATAGCCGATGACAAAGGCAAGAGCAAACGGTATTTCTGTACATCGGCGTCAGCTCAATACATTACAAACCGCCCTGTAAGTGCAAATGAGCCGTTTGAGCTTACGGTCGATAATGTCAGATTCATCTCAGCGACAGGATTTAACACGGTGCAACGGTACACATCGGTAACCCGCAAACGCTCTTATACACGCTGGTGCGATGACAAAACGTGGCGAGCTTGGATGTGCGATACCGATCTTGTGATATACGGCACTGTGTCTTCGGCACTGTCAAAGAGCTTTGAGTATGCAACTTACGGTGAGGGGTACAATCAAGTCGAAATCGAACCGTACTATGACAGCAACACGAATCCTATCAGAAACCGAATAGTGCTGACGCTGACAATTGCAACGGCATACGACAGGGATGTACTGAGCGTAGACGGCTCCGTTGAGCATCTCAACATAGAAAACGGCAATATAACAATGTCGGTGACAGGAGCAAAGACCCTGTCATTCATGATAAAGTATACAAACAAGAGAGCGTAGGTGATGAAAATGCAGATATTTCCGGACGGAACGTTTGTCCTCGGCGGTATAGAATCCGAGGATGCAGTTATGCAGGGGGCAAGAGTGATCCCTGATGACAGCGAGGAAGCGCTCGCAATACTCGCAAAGCAGGGAAAAGAAGAAGCAAACAGCGCCGAATAGGCGGAAAGGACGAAAAAATGAGCAAGATACAGATAATTATTGACAGCATAGCAGGAGCTGTCGGGGCGGTTTTAGGCTTTATGTACGGCGAGGTTACGGGGCTATTCTGGGCGTTGATAGCGTTTATGGCACTGGACTATATCACAGGTGTGATTGTGGCGGTCATAGAAAAGCGATTATCTTCAGAAGTCGGTTTCAGAGGTCTGGCAAAGAAGTTTCTGATACTGGTATTTGTTGCGGTCGGCCACATCGCCGATACATACATACTCGGCGGAACGCCTGCCGCAATGTCGGCCGTGATGTTGTTCTACATTGCAAACGAGGGTATCAGCATTATCGAGAATGCCGCCGCACTGGGACTTCCAGTGCCGAAGAAACTTACAAGCATTATGGAACAGATTAAAAACAAAAGCGAAAGCGAGGAAAAGTAATATGTTAAAAATCAAGGGCATTGACATCAGCAGGGCGCAGGAGCAGTTCGATTTTACGGCGGCTGTGTCGGCAGGCGTGAAGTTTGTAATTATACGTGCCGGCATACGCACGG